CATATTGCCAACTACAGAGAAACCACCATAGTAGCCGTAGAATCTCCACATCGCTCGCGGAGTTCTAAAGAACACTTTTCGCACAATGATACGTTTATCTTGCACCTGTTCATAGTAGGGGACGAGCGTGTCTGTAGCCGAGGAGGCGGATATAATCGACTGAATATCATAGTCTTGCTGTCCGGATACTCTCGCTAGTGATCCTGAGTATATCGGGACTGTTCCACCGAGACCGGTTTCTGTCGACATCTGCTCTGTGACTCTGCGCACGTATCCATACTCAAAGCGAGGATACCGTAAAGCTATGTCTGAGCCCGAAAGAGCAGATCCGGATTGGATTTGCCCATCCTGATCGAATGACCCTGTGGTAGAGCCGAGATAAGACGATAGACTATTCTTTGTTTGATGAAGATTAACGAGATACGAATATTCTAAGACCGCCTCTTCATAGGCAGCATAAACATTACCCTCTGTTAATTCAATATCAAGTACATCGCCACCAAGCTTCTTGTATGTATAAGCCACTTGGTCGGCGGCGCCGGAGAGAAAATACTTAGAGGCAACATACACCCCGAATGGCAATGTGGCACCGACATTTACTGTAGAGCCCGTGGGGGGCAAAATGTTGGCATTAGAAGTTGATGCGGGGTTAAGGTTAGGTATGGCCATTTAAAGTTCCTCTATTAATACATTACTAAATAGAAAGCCCCGCCTCAAAAGAGACGGGGCTTTAACTATTTTGACCTTACGTCTGACTTATTAGCCTGTTACCATGTCTCCACAGATAACAAGACCGTACATGTCTGGACGAACCATCTTCTTGGCATAACGGGTCATGACACCCTTACGAGGTACAAAGTCCTCTACACCGAAGATAGTAGGTGTGGTCTGCAGCGGCACATAAGGTGCATACACATAACCACTCTCAAGGAAGGAACTTCCGCGGCGACCGACGAGGATCACGTTACGCATGAAGTATGGATCGACAAAGATGTCGAGCTTCTTCGAGAGGGAACCAACCTTAACAGCACCCGCGTCGCCACGGTCGCTATCAGCAGTCACGTTAGCACGGAAGCCAGCTGTGAACTCAAGGACGTTGGCAACTTCTGGTCCGCAGACGATGAAGTTGGCAGCACCACGCAGAGTCTTGCGGTGGATCTGTGCAGAGACGTCATTGATGGTCTCAATGAGAGTCTCATACCACTCGGAGACGTTACCAGTGAAGTCTGGAGCGCCATTAGCACCGATCTCGGCACCAGTCTCGCGATTAACAAACTTACCTGGGGAACGCGACCAGTAACGGGTACCAGCCTGAGCACCAACTACGAGGTCCTCAAGGATCTCGCGGTCAATCTCAAGAGCGATCTGCTCAGAAAGAATCTGAGTAAGCTCAACCTCTGCATCCAAGTTGTGGTATGCGTTGAGGTCCTGACCCAATTCTGGGGTCCACTTAGCCTTGAGCTTCTTGGTAGAAGCTGTGACAGCCACAGAATCAACCTTGATGTTGATCTCTGGAATCTGTGGATTGTTCTCCAGTCCCCAGAAGTCGGCTCCTTCAACAGCACCAATAGCCGAAGCGTCTTGGAAGTTGTCGTTCTCAATGAAACGGCACGTGGATGTGTTAACGGATGTCGAAAGCTGTGTGGCTGTCTGACCGCTAGTCGACACATAAAGTGCGCGGAGGACCTCCTGGTTGCCAGAGTCATCCAGATCCGAGAAGGATCGGCTGAGAGCCGTGAGGCGCTGTACGAGTACAGCAACGTTCGTGGCGATGCTGGTCTCGAATGCGGTGGCATCCTGCTTGGAGAACTGTGTTCCAGCCATGTTAAACTCGGCAATAACAAAGTTCGAGCCAGAAGTAAGATCTGGATCAAATCGCAAAATGGTGTTACAATCAGCTTCGCTCATCGCGGATGGCTGATCGCCACCCTTGGACAACCCAAGGAATCCTGGGGCCACTGCACCACCAGCACCCAGGGTACCGGAAGCAATAATTGTAATTGCAGTAGCTGCAAGAGTACCGCTTGGAGAAGCATAACCGTTGCGCAAGTTGTATGGACCCTGGGCTTCTGTACCCTCAAGTCCGTTCAGATCAACACCACCTGTGATCTGCGAACCGACAACACCACCACCATAGATGGATGTGTTATTGGCGAAACCAAGGCGGCGCGAGCCGGACGAACCGTCACCACCGAACTCAAAATCAAGGAAGAAGATGAGGCCGGAAGGCAGGCTCATTGGCTGAACGCTTACGAGTTCGTTAGCGATCAGGTTGCCGAATACTCGGCGTACAAGTGGGAATGCAACTGCTGCAAAACCCTGGACGTCGCCACCAGCCATGGTGGACGCCTCTCGGAGCAGCTCTTTTGCTTGGTTCTCAAGCAAACGTGCCATTCCATTCCGAACGGTATCGTCACCGAGACCCTCAAGAAGACCTGTCTGTTCCCACTTATTAATGAGAGCAGCACCTTCAGCTGAGAGATCACGATTTACGATGCCTTCGGTCAATTTCTCGACGATAGACATATTAAAACCTCCTAATATTGTTATTAATGAATGTCATTATTTATTCAAACCTGCTAAACGCAGCATACGACCCATATTTGGGTCTTTAGTAGCCTCGTTGTTTTTTCGGGAGTTGAGTAATAAGGATGTAGGTCGCTGAACCGCTTCACGAAGTGTCTGTGGTCGTGTGCGCTGATCTGGCGCGGACCCCACTGCGTTTTGAATCGTTTCAAAAATCATACCCGTTTCTTCAACAGAATTGGCAGATTGAACAGCTTCGACAATTTGTGTTTTTTGTCGCTCATTCAAGGAGGCGCTATTCAAAGCCTTGTTTTGATAAACAAGCTTGGCGTTATCCAAGTTCAACTTCATGAGCTGATCCTTGGCTTCCATAATAAGAGCACGTAGCTCTGTATTAGAATCTGTAAGTTCTGAGATCTTCGTCTCAAAGAGGGCGGCGTCAGAAACTGTATCGACAGTCTGTACCTCTTCCTCTTCCTCTTCTTCGAGGTTATCGGCATTAGCGGCTGCTGCGGCCATGGCTTCATCATTAGCCTGGAGAACGCTGTTATAAGCGGACCCTTCAGCGGACCAGCCCTGGGGTCGTGGTGTCATATCCACAGTAAGCTCTTCGATCAGATCGGCGATCATCTCTTCAGTAAGGTTAATCTCGTCGTCTTCGCATGCCTCTTCCACAGCTGCATTTTCGATGTCCTGATTGGACATTGCATCATCTTCTTCTTGATCAACTTGACTAACACCAGAGAGGGTTGCTGCGGCGTCAGACTCAACATCGCTCATACCTGTCTGAGTTTCTTCTAGTGCATCGGCAAGGTCGAGGGCGTCATTTAGGTCCTCTTCTTCCACCATCTCGTCTTCTTCCTCTATACGAGCCTTAAGGGCATCAAAATCAATCTCTACGATTTCTTCGTCTGGGACTCCATCAACTTCTTCATTGGCAAAAGCAAATGGGACATCTTCAGTAAATTCCATAAGATCTTCGCCATTTGTAGCCTCTTCCTCTAGTCCCATCTCATCCTGCTCCAAAAGAGTATCGAGGGCGCGCTTGACTTCTCCTGAGTATTTGTTTAGGACAGCGTCTTCTGCATTTTTTAATGCAGCTTCCTTGAGGGCTTTAGCGTCTACAATTGCTTCTTCTAATAGTGAAGACATAAGATTACTCCAAATCTGATAACTTATCAGAAATAAATAGTGCTTAGGATGCCGAAATGACTAATAGATGATTATTTCCATCTTATTCTCAAACTAAAAAGGGTGCCCCCCAAAAGGAGGACACCCTTAGATAGTTAGAAACTATCCCAAGCTGAACTAGGTTCGGCTTAGTACAGTCGCCAAAGGTCGCTACCCACATCGACGCAGATCAAAGATACTGCGGCGTATGGGGACTCAAGGACCACAGACGCTGCACCGTCAATTGTACCGCCAGAGACAGTAATTGTCAGTGAAGAGCTGCAGTTTGCTGGAGCCTTAACGTGAACGATGTCGCCCACTTCCTGTGGAGCTGGCAAAGACCAGACCCGTGCGGATGTGAGAGAAGCGTTACCGTAGTTGAAACCTTCTGCCAATGTTGCAGCTTCGTCGCCAATGGCGTTTGGAGCTACAGCGGAGTCAGCAGAAAGAACACCGTTGGTTGCAGTGAGACCAGCACCTGCCATGGCAGTTACGAGGTCAGCAATGCTTTCCTTCTTGGAACCGTTGTCATCAGCGTCGACAATAGCAATGCTATCAGCGGCAACATTGACAGCTGCGCCAGCGAGATCGTTAAGGTCAAGACCGAGACGACCAGCTGTGGAAGAAAGACCTTCGTTAGCACCAGCTGCGAGAGCTGTTGCATAGTTAGCAAGACTGGAAATCTTGATAGCGCCAGAAGCACCGTCATCAATCACCATCATGTCTGCTGTAAGATCAATTGCGACCGAAGCCAAGTTGTCAGCAGTCAAAGTACCACCGATCTGGAAGTTACCCGAACCGGAAACACCTGCTGCAGTAAGGTTCTTACTAGCATCAGAGAGCTGGCTGTTAGCAATCTTGAAAGTCTGAGCAACGTCGAGGGAACCAAGAGCTTCAAGCTCTGCACCGTTCGAACCCATGGAACCGAGGTTAGCCAGGGTATCGATAGCTGCCTCAATGGTAGCTTCAGTTGTAGCATCAAGAGATGCAACGTTCTGAAGTGCCTGAGCGGCGCTAAAGACCTCCACACTGTCAATCTGAAGTGTGCTGAACTTACCAGCGTCGGAACCAGAGACTACACCAGTGGAGAACATCATTGCCTCAAACTCGCCGCTGGATCCAATACCGATGTGACCAACGGAAGTGATAGAAGCACCACCGGTCATCGTACTAGCAACATCAAGACCTACGTCCGAAGCGCCGGATACCTTAAGGTTAACGCGGGAAGTTGCTTCCTGCGGAGTAACCCGGTATACCAAGTCGTCAGACGCGTTGTAGATCGCGCTCATACCATCAAACATGTAGCTACTACCACTAGCAGATGACGAAACGGCGAGACCGATGTAGCCACCCATCATTGGGTTACGTGTAAGGTTGTACGAAATCAACTCGTCGTCGTCCAACTTACCAGCTGTCGAAACGAGCGGCAGTCGACCTGAGACAAGGTTTGTCGCCTTAAGGTCAGCAGAACTCAGCATTACCGAAGTAGCAACAGAGCCCGAACCATCATAAGTGAAGTTGGCGTTTGCGCCGAACTCACCATTCTGGTTGTACTGAACGTATGTGTCCGAACCCACAGCATCAAGGTTTTCAACGTTGATGTTGGTGATGCCGGAACCGTCACCCTTGAAGTAGGAAGCGGTCAGCTGATTGATACCAGTGATATCCTTGGACGCGTCGAGAACGACGGCCTTGGAAGCCTCAGCAGTACCCGCTGCAGCAACGTTGGTGAAGTTAAGATCAGCAGCGGAAGCATTAACGAGAACGCCACCAAGCAACAGACCATTGGTACCATCGTGAGAAGCGATATCAAAATCATACGCTCCATCTTTGATGATAATATCACCATCCGCCTGAAGCTGAATCAGATCAGAAACCGAGTCTGGTCCAATGTAGCTGTCGTCGTCGACAGACAAGCTCTTGAGAGCTACGTCACCGTCGGCATCAACAGAGAAGCCGGACATTGTGATTGTGCCCATTGTGAGGTCGCCGGAGCCATCAACACTTGTGAGACCGCTAGCGGCACCAGCTGCGCTGATAGATGCAGCTGCCAAAGTCAGAGCATTGGCGGTTGCAGTTCCATCCACGGCGAGCGATGCACCCTGGAGTTGTCCCGAACCACTGACTGTGGATGTCGAGGCCAGCGATGCAACGTTGGAGTTGCCGGAACTATCAACAGAAAAGCCTGTCATAGTGATGCTGCCCATTGTGAGGTCACCAGAACCGTCAACACTCGTGATGTTACTGACTGCGCGAGCAGACGAGATAACCTCTGAGTTTGCAATCTTAAGACCCTGAGCAACGTCAAGAGAGCCAAGAGCCTCAAGTTCGCTACCGTCTGAACCCATGGATGCGAGATTTGCAAGTGTATCGATTGCAGCCTCAACAGTTGCCTCAGTTGTTGCATCAAGGGATGCAATGTTCTTGAGACCTTGTGCGGCGTCAATGACTTCTACACTGTCAATGGAAAGTGTGCTGAACTTACCAGCAGCCGAACCAGAAACAATACCGGACTGTAATACAGACGCGACTTCGCTTCCCGCTTGGTTGTGGAGCTTAAAAGCACCTTCCTGTGTAAGGGCGCCACTCATCTGAGCGAGACCCGATTGATATTTATATGCCATTTTAAAAAATCCTCCTATGGAAATGACTGAGACTGTGTTAAATCAAAAAATGTTTGAGGGTATCACTATCGGAGGAAGGAGTTACTAAAATTCTATACCCACATATGTCTCATTACATATAGATCTTTGGACGACAAGAAGACAGAAATATTTTATATTTTATTATATTTTTTTTACTTTAGTAAATGAACCAGTTTGTGCCATTTGAATATAGAAATACTGATCCATATGGCGACTCTATGAAAACGTCGGAATTACCATCTATTGTCTGGGAAGCAGAAGCATTAAGAGTTATAGTATTAGTCGGGCTTGCGGCCCCTGACTCATCTTTAATCACGAGAACCTGACCATCAGAAAAGGCTGTAGCATCACACAAAATAGATGTGGGTACAGCTGTGACAGCGAGAATATATTCGGTTAGGGATGCGGTATGGGTCGTGGAGATTGCGGTGCGCTTATGAATAAGTCCGCCGGATAGATAAGAATTCCCATCGGTGCGAAGCGCTGAGGAGCTTAGTGTTGTCACTTGGGCTAAAGATCCCGTATAGGATCCTGTTAGCGTCGTTCCATTAAATGTAAGGTTTGCTGAGGCTCCGAAGCTGCCAGCATTGTTAAACTGAAGTTGGGTGTTAGCGCCGGCTGGTGATGTCGTAGCGCCGTCGCCTGTGGCGAGTACAACATTGTTATTAGCGTCCAGAGATAAGTAACTCCCCGGGCCGGCCATTGTCCCGGACACAGGTTCTATATTCACAAACGATGCAGAAATCGTGGTGAGTTCAGCCAGCGAACCCGTATAGGACCCGGTGAGGGTTGTGCCGTTGAAGGTGAGGTTACTTGAGCCAGAGAATGCGCCGGCATTATTGAATTGTATTTCTGTGGTTGCGCCGCCGGGGTTTTGTCCGGAACCACTCATACGCGTGATAGCATAATCACCAATGTACAGGAATGCATCCACATAGGCAGGATTCTCGTCCGAATCCGTGGGCGGGTCCTGTTGGAAAAAGATTCCATTAAAATAATCTAGTACCCAATCGCGAGCGTCAAGAGCGGGAATCTGTGTTGGTCCAGATGAGGTGTGGTATACCAGAGCCGTGTAGTTGGACCCGAAGGAGGGAGGGATGATCTGAAGGGTGCCAGTTGTCTCATTCAAAACTTGTCCATTAAGATAGAAACCAGTGCCTTTCTTGGGGTTGGAAGAGTTCGCCTGATAGTCTGTAGGGAGACTCAAAGCGAATGCTTGATAGCGACCGTCATCATCTTTGGTGCCGGCCATGGGAGTTGCAACAAGTTTCACCATCTCCGCAACGCCTCCCAAAATAGTATAATAGGAGCTAGAAACTGGGGTAGGCGGTTCGTACCCAAAAATAGTACTAGCGCCCATACTGATATTTGAGCCTATACCCTCGTTGGATACCCCTTTCGTATTAGATGTTTGTGCTTTGCCTAAAACCTTCTTGAAAGAAAGATTAAGTTTTGAAGTATCGGTTAATGCAGTGGACATTTAGCTACTCCCCCATGCTATACTTAGGGCTGAGATGTAGCCAGTCCATGCAGCGTCGGCAACTATTTTAACAACTATGTTCTCATTCTGCTCAACCGTCTGCGTGACAAAGGTACCCTCATGTGTATCATTGTTAATCTCTAGACCGCCAGGGTCCGGGGTACCAACAAAGGCGCCATCGAGATTATTTAGTTGCGCTGGGTCGTTAGCTGTGGCAGATCCTAGGTCGAGCCAGCCTGTCGTCATTGCTGTCGATGTTGTCGGGAGCTTCACGAACACGCGAATATTGGTAGCCGACAGCGCAGTGGTAGCTGGGACAATGCGCGTACTAGTATCTCCTGTAAAACTTATACGGAAATTAGTCTGGGAGGCTGCGCCGGTTTGAGTAAAGTATCGGAAGAAGGTACGAGTTCCCGAAATACTTGAATAATCTACATTCCCGGCGGGGCCGTTTGCAATAGCACTAAAGTCCCCACTATTAGGAATATCTCCATCAATAGGTGAATACAGTCTCTGATTGTAGAACAGCAAGCCGTCTATTGTGAGAAGAGAGTCGCTAGAGGTCCAGGCATTAGCCGCATCAACTACATCCGCTTGTGCGGCATAAGAGGATAGACTACCAGAGTCAAGTCGATAGTTTTCTCGCCTAAATGTTTCGCTAGTGGTAGTAGAGTTGTTGGATCTGTTGTATGCAAGAAGACTACTAATTGTCTCTGCTCCTCCGTTGGAGAGGTTAGACTTTAGTGGGTGAGCTACATTGACTCCTGCGCCGATAGAACTATCCAAAATTGAAGTCCCATCCACAGTAAGACTTCCGGTAAGCTGAAGGATTTTTCCTTCGTCTTCGCTCCCTACTGAGATGCTAGGCATAGAAACAGAAGGAATGGAGCCATTCGTAACCGTATAAGAAATATTAGTAGAAGTGTAAACATTTCTATAGGCATTGGATACATCCACTCGGTATTCTGCTGTGCCGCCCGTATGATACTTTACCCCGGATAGACGTAAGTCTCCCGTCATGGATAAAGAATCTAGCACACTATTGGATGCTGCGAGGGCGTTGCTATTCGAATCATTAACCCACGCCACATAGTTAGTGGTTCTGTCAAATGTAGATGAGGTGTGAATCACGCGCAGATAATTCCACCCCTCCTGCTGGTCGGCAGCTGTCACCTTGTACTTACCGGTGCGGTGCTGGAATAGGTCCAGCTCTGTTCCATCATCAAATTCTGCTGATCCGGTCTGACTAAGGTCATAGAATCCGGATCCATTACCATTAAGGTCTGTACCCGTACCAGAACCAGGGACACCAGTGCCGACACTTGAGTCGGTCATCGACGCAGTATGGAGTGTGGCACCATTAACCTCCAACACAAGGTTTCCCTTATTAGCATCACCAAAAGAGTTAGCCGGGTAGTTGACCCCATCTGCTCCAACGTCTTCGTTGAGATCGCCGTTTATTACGGTGCTGCCATTGAAGGTGCCGCGGCGTAAATTGTTCCCACTGATTGAGGTACTGTAAGTTCCATTGATATCAACTGCGGAGAATCCCGCTGTTGTCCCCACATTAGTATAGCCGCTAATTCCCTGTGAGGCGCCAAAGGAAAGTTCTGCTGAGACGCCTGTATCATCGCAATCAATATCATCTAGATTCGGCGCTGGTCCCGGAGAGAGAGCCTTAAGAATTTCATTGAAGCGGTCGACGGCGGTGCCAACAGGAGTTGTATTGGTGAAATCTGCAAAGAGACCATCGGCATAGGTGGAGTCTTCTGCGGCGCCTATTGTCAAGGCAGTTAATTCAGCTCCATCTCCATAGAAAGCTGATGCCGAAACATTAACACTAGCGGACAGGGAGCCGCTAATTGAAACCTTGTGGTCGGGAGCGGTGGTGCCACCAATAGCTAGACTACTCGTCACATATGCACTAGATCCGTCAATAACCGTAAAGATACCATCAACGGAACTACCTCCGCCGACTGACGAGGTGACGATAATATTGTTTTGTGCATCCAGAGCCAAGAAACTTCCTAGCCCAGCTACTGTTCCAGAGGTCGGCAACAAATTAGCATAGGAAGAGGAAGCAGTAGTGCTATAAATTATAGATGATGACACCGAATTGGAAGCCGTAAGGCTCCCAGTTATTACCATAGAATTGGAAGCTGTTAGAAAAGTAAAATTAGCTGTGCCGGCAAATACTCCAGCGCCGGCTTGAAGTTGTACAGACCCAGCTGGTCCGGCCGCATTCTGCCCGGAGGCGGCTATTGTTATTGTGCTGTTTGCCCCTCCGTCAGTAATTGTAATGCCCTCGCCGGCTGTAAGCACACGCTCGTTGGGTAGCTTGGTATCCGGTGTCACCGTTATATAACTGGCCGCTAGTGGCGGATAGGGCGCGGGGCGCGGAGCGGGATTGTCGACTTCGCCTGCCTGTTCCGCAGGAGTAACCGGGCGGTCGACTGCGGGCATCACGCGGAAGGTGCCCTTGCGAGCCCGCACACACTCTGCGGCGATCTGGAATTTATGTTCTACTTGTCCGAAGTAATATCGGGTATCATCAAAGGTCTTGACGATTTCATAGAAGAACTCGCCATACTGGATAAAGTCACCAACTCGGACGTAAAGATTTTGATCTTCAGTGATCCGGCGTTCGCTAAAATATACAGTTAATTTGGTCTGATATTCATATCCGAACTTTTCGTTACTTTGTTCGTTCGCCACATCAACGTATGCATAAACGCGGACTGGCGGGAGAGAAACTTTCTCAACGGCCTCGCCGTAGGTTTCGTTAAAGTTGGATTCTTCAGTACTTATAGGATAATAAGCAATGGGTTGTCCGATGACCCTTTCGGAAAGTTCATCATTAACCTGTTTTACTAAATCACGTTCTTTTTTCCCGAAGAACATCGGGGCTGGGGGAGCCGCCGGTTGATTCCACTTGTTTTTTGGATCTGACATTCCGCAGCCCTCCTATAGAGTAATTACCTCCTTACCCTACAAGAGCCCCTAAAGATCCAGACCAGTTGGAGCCGGAAGGAGAAACAGACTGATTGTTGATAGCTGTGGTGGGGATTCCCGTGAGTCCCGCTACGACACTACAATGGTCGGAACCGGAGACCCAGATCTCGGTCACCTTAAGCTCTAATACCGTCATACTGTTGCTGACCTCATAAAAATTAGAGGTCAGTCCATTTTCGGAAAATGCAACTTTCATGGGGGTGGCGCTTTCGCCAGCGCTGTCACCATTCTGTACGCTAACCCATCTTGTCACTTGCGGGAAGGTAATTCGAATCGGAGGATTTCCGGCGCGGCAATTAAGGGCGCCGGTCACATAGGGTACTCCTGAAACCTGAAATGATCCTACTGCGCCTAGTCCTGGTTTGTAATTATAAGTTGACATTCTCTATCTCCGTCTAATAAATAGACGCCACCTGGGCGTTTTATCTAAACAATTTTTGTTGTTTCTTTCTTTCTAGTTTGCGGCGCTCTCTTCGGGCAGCTTCAGACTTAAGCTTTTTACTTATTGAAGGCTTAATATAATGATCTGTTTTAGAGCGATAGAGCTTTACAATACCTTCTTTCTTGCACTTACGATTAAAGCGGCGGATTAATCTCTCAGATGTTTCTCCGCGTCGTAGATCTACTTTCACATTTACTGGCACAACTTACCTACTTTCTTTCTTTACATCGCTCATATGAGCATTCCAGTTTCTTCCAACACTTCCGAATAGATTTCCAATATCTACGCCCGCATCATTTGGCGCTTGGCCAGATAGGGGACTAGCTGATTGTGCTGGACTTGACTGTGCTGGGGCTGGTGTAGTGCCCTCAAAGAGATTAACTCCATTGTAGGCTTCTCCACCGATAGCGGACATCAACTTAGTCCGATGCTCCTGAAGCTTGGAGGCTTGTTGCTCACTGAACGCATTTTTCTGCATGCGCTCTAGTTGGGGGTCGGGGGTTTCCACCTTCTGCTCTACTATGGGCTGAGTGGATGACATTCCCCTTACAACCTCAGCAATGATACCTGAGATCATCCCATCTTCCATGAGAGACTCTTTGATACACTCGTGGACGAGTGGCTTGATTAGTTTCTTAAATTCTGACTTCTTCATTTCTCACCGACGATCTCGTTCATTAACGTAATGATCTTATTGTTCTTCTCGACTTGTTCGTTTACAAGCTTGCCTTCCGACAAAGCAATAAAAGCATTGGGCGTAGAGGGCTCTGACACAATATCAAAACAGATGAGCTGAAAATCATCTTCAACGATTGTCTCGCCCATTCTTTCACTTACGGATCCCATGCCGCGGGAGGAGATGCCGATCTTAACGCCAGCATCCACTAGCGAGCGGAGGATCTGTCCTGCGGGGGTATCCAGTACTTTGCACTTCCCCATTACCTTTGGACCTTCCATCCAAATATCAATTACCATATGTGACACATTGGCTAGATTAACGATAGAAGAATCGGGGTGGTCAAGCTCACCCAGGGCACGATTGTCATCTACGATTTGCTTATACTTGCCGACTTCGCGCTCCATTACGCCCATAGGGTACTTGCGCTTGTTTCCATTGGGCCGGTCTGCTTCCTGCAGTTTCCCAGTTAGAATCATGCCACCCTCTTTAACAAAGCGCTTCTCAGCCTCTGTCAGTAAGTCCTGACAGACGCCGCCTTCGCATAGTTCATAAAATTCTCGTAATAGTTGTGCCATTGTTTATTCTTCCGATTATCGCAAACTTGCGATAATCTTTTTTCCCCACGCCTTCCACTCGTCGCGCGTCCTAAACTCTGCCTCACGATTTTTGTCCCCGAAAGCCTTAAGCTGCTCCTTCGCCATCTCACCGCCGGGGTCGCGCTTCTCGGCGGCTTGCAGGTATTCTTTTGCTGCTTTCTCAATGCTCTTCCCGCTAAAGGAGGCATGCACCATGTCACGCATCCAATCTTCGAATCCCGAGCCACCAGGATAGTATTGGTGTCCTTTGTGACGCCAGATATTGCCTGCCGTGCTGATTGTGCTGTTATCCCATGGATCCCTGTTGCCGCCAAGAAACCCTCCAAAGAAACCTTCTTCAATCTCGCCGTGTTCTTGAGAATGGGTGCGGTCTCTGTTCTTCCACTTATCCATTTCGATGTCATCCTTAACTCCCTGCCGGCGGCGGGCTGCGTCGGCTCTCTTGCGCTTATCGTAGCGGTCCTGGGCCATCCTGGCTTTTGAGCCACCGAACGCGTTATATATCGCGTCGTCCGAGTCCGATGAGGATCCTCCATCTCGGTCAGCCAAGCGCTTCGCCTGGGCCAAGCGCTGGATCATGGACATCTCGTCTAATCCCTCTTCGATCTCTTCTTCCTCAAGTCGGGAACCATCATCATTACGATTCACGGTCTCATTCAAGAAGTATCTTGGATCTATTCGTTTTACATTTTTTCTGCGTGCCATTGTTTTAATTCCCTTGAATTTTAAAGTTTAACGTGGGGGCTCTCACCCCCACATAAAGTATGCTACCCGAGCAGCAACGTCGGACAGGCTGGATTAACCATTTTTTCATGATTCACCTCCTTTGTGGATCACACGGATCCCATAATCATCCACTAACATACTAAGAAAGTAGGATGTTCCAGCGCTAATACACCCATATAGAAATGCATCTACGAGCGTATAGTCAAAGTTAAATAGTTCTGTATAGGGACTAATGCCCCACAGAAACACACCAACCCAGAATCCCATGCACAAATGGCAATGGAATAAACGACCGAAGCCACCCATTGATTTGCAGGGTGGGCGGATCTTATTAAAGATGTGTCCGTGAATAATAATAAAGGTCATGCCGTAAGCGGCAAGCACAAAATGTAATAGTTCCATTAAATCTTCTTTCTTTCTTGGAGAGCTTCTATAGCCTCCGTTCCTATATCAGCTATAGCATCGCCGAGTGTTTCCGGAGTTACTGCACCACTTACTAGTTTGCTCACTGTTTTGATGGCTCCGGGGGAGAACTCACCTCCCTGAATCATCAGGGCGCCGAGTGCCAGCCCTAGAGCTGCTGGGGCAGCTTTTGCCAGGAGGCGTCCGGCATTGGATGAGTTTAGAAATCTTTCTATCTTGGCGCTAGCGTCTAGTCCCAGTCCTGCCACTGAGCGCCCCAGGTCGTCTAGACCTTCTTCAATATCAACTTCCACCTCTTCATCACCGGTAACTTCTTCAAACATATCTGAAAGAGCGCTCATGAGCGGACCGATATCAGTGTCGGTGGTGATTTGCTGAATAACCTTCTCTACTCTCTGCTGGTCGGTTTCGGTCGCAAGAGCTTTTAGCAAAGCCATAGCATCTTGAGGATCCTCTTTATACTGGGGCGCCTCTTCCTCTGTCAAGCGAAAGGCTCTCCAGCTCTCCATGATGAGTTTCATTTCACTCATGGTTTAATACCGATTGCGTAGGGGATAGTAGTAGTAGCCAGGACGCATGGAGCCCTTCTCGGCATACTGCGGAACTTCGCCGTACTCAGTTGAATCACGATCGGAAGGATGCACAAACATATCTTCCAGATTCTTCTCGTACTCATCAGCAATGCGCTCGTGCTCTGATTCAGTTTGAATAAACTCGGCGATCACGAATGTGGCAGCCTGTAGAGAATTGACCTGATCGCTTTCAAAGACCTTGGCTTCAAGAGAACGAAATACATTGCCGCCCTGAATTGAGGAGCGATCAATAATTCCCTTGTCGGCCAGAAGCTCTAATAGACGATTCTGAAAGTCATAGACATCTTCTGTTGCGGTCGTCTTAGGAAACGTAGAAATCTTCATAGAAGATGGAACAACAGCAATATCAATCTTCTGGTGATCCATAATAAGGAGCGAGCCATCAAGACCTCGTCGTGCTTTAAGTTCTACTGTTGCCTGGGCTGCAGGCTCACCAATCTGGATCTTAATCATGTGCTGAAAGCTCCTTAACTAATTCTTGTGTCTTGAGGATCTTGTTGAGATCTCTATCAGTAAAGTCCCTCTTCCGGAACTCTTCAAGATATTCATTTACATTGTCCAGCTTCTGAACAATTAGAACCTCTTCTGTGGTCTTCTTAGCATCTTCTACCAGAGATTTCAGTCGGGTGAGTTCCTCATTAAGATAGACGCGCAACTCAAAGCCCTCATCAGCAAAGCTGGTGATGTAGCGATTCAGAAGATCTTTTTGCTCCTGGAGCAGATCGGTGTATTTGCTATTAAATTTCTTAATGAACGAGTGGTATGTAATATTGTCAATGGTTTTGAGATCTTCATTTAACTCATCGGTAGCTGTCATCTTCTCAATGATCTGCTGCTCAAAAAGTACTTTTGTCTTAACGGGCATCTTTGTGTTGAAGATCGCATTAACCGAAGCCAGAGACTTAAAGTTAGGTACAAAGTTAGACCAGACATGTTTTCCGAGATTCTTATTGATTGTAGCAATGATTCGGGACTGTGCATCAAAGACAGCCTTATCGTCCAGTTTGGAGTAAGCAAACTTAGTTTCCTGAAGCATCCGCTCAGCAAGGTTCTCGGGGACATTCTGCGACTCAAGCAATACCTTGTAGAGATTCAGCTCTGCTGTGAGTGGGGAGTCCGGGGTGAAGTGCTCTTTCACAATTGAAATCACCAAAGCCTTTTGTTCTGTTTCCTTCTCTACAATAGCCTTTGTCAGCTCTCGTGAGAGGGTTTCATAAATAAAGGCGGTGTTTCTTTTCTTATTATGTTTCATCTTTCTTTACCTCTTTACGCTCCATCTCTTCTACCAAACGTCTGACTTTAGAAGTGTTCTCAAACAAAACTGACTCGTCATTAGTATAAGTAGGTCGGTTTGATTCCTCTAGACCAATGTTACTGCGAAGGGATGCCATTGTTACCTTACCCGGATGTTTGGTCCGGGCGGTGGTTCCCATCTCAGGTCCCTTAATCATTCTCTTCATTTCTCGGCGCATTGGTCCCGCGGAGTGCTGTGTGGCACTGCCGCGGCGCATATCAACTTCTACCGGCGTATGGGGGGCGCCCTGGTGTTTTGTCGGATTATCTTCTCGGCGTCCGGGTGTTGCCAGCAGTGCAGACTCGTCGCCTGCTGCTTCCTCGCCTCCGGCGTCGCCACCGAGGTCCAGGTCGCCACCGAGATCGTCGCCGCCTAGATCATCTAGTCCGCCCATGTCGCCGCCTAGGTCACCTAAGCCTTCGCCACCAGCTTCTTCCATGGCACCCTGTTCTGCCAGGGACTCTAGATCCTGCTGATACTTGCGGTCATAGAATGTCTCGCGTTGATTACGCAGGAACTCTGTGTCTGTCATTCCCAGAATATTCCGGGCGACCCAACGCTTGCTATATACTCCCTCAGGAACGCCTGTTGCTGTGTCGAACTTGGTCTTCATGTATTCAAGCTGCTGCAGCTCGGCTAGACGAGAAGGATTGTTAAGAGTGATCTTAAAGGAGAGAAGATCCTGTCCGCGGTAGCCTAGAGTATAGAGATGAACAATGGCCATCTTCTCCAGCTCTGCAATAATGGATCGCTGGAGTCGGTGAATGGTACGGGCGAAACGAATGTCCTTCTGAGCTAATGTGGTCTTGTCTTCACTTCCACCCTCTAGGTTGGTCAAATATGCCTGGGGGATCTTGATTGCTGCAAAGAGTTTGTCTCTCAGGTACTTAACATCTTCAATGTCGTTAAGAGACTTGGCGCCTTGGAGTGAGACAATGTCCGAGCCCACGCCACCGCGCATTGGAATAAAATAATCCTCTTCAAGGGATAGCGGGTTATAACGCAGATCAACGCGTCCAGTATTAGCATCAACCAGAGAGTTTCGTTTCATCTCTGTCTTGACCTTCTCCATATAGTTCGGGACGTCCTGAGGCGGAATATTGCCGACGTCAATCTTAAACACGCGGCGCTCGGGAGCGCGGACGACACGATAAGCAATCATAGCATCCTCAAGCAACACAAGCTGACGCCAAATACGGCGGGCTGGGTCTAAGACCGATGTTCCGTAAGGACTGTACTTGTCGTTCCCGAGAATGCGGAAGTGGGCAACCTGCCAGTTCTCAAAAGTCATTCCGGCGCCGTTCCACTGATATTGAACGTAGTTGGGGTTCGAGGCGTCCTGTCCCTCAAGGCGCTCGACCTCGTTGTTGGGCATTCCAATTACCGAGGTGATTCCCAGCTTCTCATCAATATCCAAGTACAAAAAGAAGTCTCCGTACTTGCACATGGACCGTGCCCAACCAAAGCAATTGAACTCAATGTTGAGTGCATCATAGAACAAAGACTCAAGGATAGTTTTGATCTCGTGGTTGAGGCAGTCAATGTTAAGGAGACGATCAAACTCATTGGAAGTCGTCATCTCGTCAGCATAGATATCAAGTGCCGAGGCAATCTCAGGCATGTACTCCATTTGTTCAAAATCTACATAACGTTCGGCGCGGTTCTGGTTACGGAACGCAGCCGAGGTCATCATGTTATAGTTCTGCGAGTATTGGCTGTCTGAACGCTTGAACTCTTGTCCGCTCATTGAACGGAATCGGAAGCGATACTTATCTAGGTTGTTGCGGCGATCTTGTCGTGCTACCTGTGTGCGGTAATTAACAATCGGTCCCGACAGCAGGCGCGTGAGCCTCTTGAATAGTGGGGATGCTGGGTTTCTTGTATTGTCGTTCTTAGCCATTTGTTAGCCCTTGATTAAACCCAGGTATTGTTTGTTGAAACTAGTTGCTTCTCCAACCCTTTGGTTTTCCTTTGTGATTTTGTGTCCGGTCATACCCGGAATAGTGGTAGAAATAGCTGTAGAAGCTGTGCTGATGCCAGCAATAAAGCTCTTACTATATTCAACATTCTTTTGACTTTCGATGATCACAGTATCTCTCACCCAACAACCAATTGCAAACGACATCACTAAGTCGTCGTTATAACTTCTCATCGCTTGAGGTCGGCCATGATGCCAGATAAAGGTTTTCATTTCTGATAACAGGCGATTAGAGTTGATAGTAATTAGTTTGTTTCTCATAAACTCTTCCATCTTCGCAACAATCAGTGGTCTTGTTTTAGAAGATGTGGTGAATCCAGGTATCGCATTGGATTGCCATTGCGCTGTGACTGGATCGATATACTGGTGATCTCCCTTAGTAGAATAGTATAGGTTAGGATACTCTTTATCCTGGAGTTTTTTAAGTACCGCGAAGCCAATATTGTTGTTTTCTATTACTAACATAGGATTATTGTACTCTGCGGCTATACTATAAAGTATGTCAGCAAAGTCATCAGGCGTTGGCTTGCCGATGTATTCCCCTACTTGTTTCATGTCATCAAGCTGAATAATATGAAATGCGCTATTGTCTTTTCCGTCGCCGCGTGCAACATCAGCCACAATCAGATAGGACTTCTCGGGGTCATACTTTTCCCAGATCCAATAGTTGCGATCAAATCCAGTTCTATATTCGGGGCTTGTAATCCGTTCTAGGAACCACTCTAGATCCTCAGGGTGGATTACTGTCTCGCCTGAAACATTAAAGTTACATTCAAGCTCTTGAGCAATCTGCCGCTTGGACATGTTTCGGGTTTCTTTTTCAAACCATTTCTTATCTCTGTCGGGGTGGGCATCCCACATCAGCGTGGTCATGTGGAAGTCGTTTGTTCCACTCTCTGCTTCTACGCAGTTCTGATGGAACCAGTTACCCACGCCATTAGGTGTGGAGAGTGCGATGCACCGACCACCAGTTGATAGGGTGGGATACAAAGCGGTCCAGAGTTCATCTAGACGCTCAACGTGAGCAGCCTCATCAATAATAAGGAGCGAGAGGGCTTCGGAACGACCAGCGTCCCCAGAAGTTGAAGAACCCTTAATCTGAGAACCGTTACTTAGTTCAAACGATGTTCTGTTATCTACTGTGATGTCCGCGATTTGCATCCACGGTGGGAGGTTCTTGATGATCGCTTTTACTTTTTTAACGAGGTTGGTGGCTGTCTGTAGCTTGGTTGCAACGACGAGGATGTTCTTATCCTTGTGAAACAGCATTAGCCATGCTACGTAAGCTGCACTAATAGTGGAGATGCCCAGCTGACGGGCTTTGAGAATAATATTGAAGCGATAGTCTCGGAAGTCTTTTAAGAGTTCTTGCTGATAGCCATATGCTTTAAAGGGAATGAGCCCCTTTTGCGGATGGGAAATGCGGCAATAATTAACTGTAAAATATACCGGGTCTTTACCGGCTTTGACTACTTCCTTTAATATCTCTTTCTTGGTAAGAGCGGCCATTATTAGATCTTCACATTAGAAGGCTTTTTGGCTTTGTCTCTCCCCATTGAAAGAAAATCACGAATGGAGGAATCAAGTCGTTCCTCATCAGTTCCACCATTAACTTCAACTACATCTGTCAGACCACCGATGCGGTAGTCACAATGCGCCTGAACGTCAGTGCGGTAGTTAGACATACGCTGAACTAGGATGGAGGAGTCTCCCTCTTTCGTCAGTGTAAGTGTGTTGCCCGTGATAGCTTTGTATTCTTTCTTCAGGAACTTTACGATTTCCTGAATCTGGTTTTCGATGTCACCTTCAAAACCTTTGTCTTGGACTTCTTTGATTCTTATTTCGGACTGATATGTAACCCGGAGGATGGGTCCATGGAACTTAACGCCAAAACCATCAATAACTCGTCGGTCATTAATAAAGTGTCCGTTTGCTCGCTTAAGACCAGCGTCGCGGGCTTTGCCATCGGCAGCTAAGTCTGCGGAGTGGGCGCCATCCCATGCGCCGTTAGCGGCTGCTTGGTTAATTCCCTGGATGATTTCGTATACTGTTGCCATGTTATTCTTCCTCGTTAGGTCGCCAGCCTGTTGCCCATCTTTCTTCTCTGTGCTGGATGTATTGTATATAGCACCCGAAGCATGCTTCGAATTTATTCATATACAAATCATCCCGGGGGTGAAAAGAATATCTCGAACAAACAGGACAAGTCCTATTATGATCTCTAGTAAGTAGTTTTTTGTTTATTAAAAATCCGTCTTGTTCTACTTTGTCTTGGGATTCGGCCAGTTTAGCGAACTTACGCTGCTCTTCTTGTGATTGAGCAATGTAGCTCTTTTCTTTCTCATCATCCCAAAATCTCTTCGGATTGTTGATTGCTTCGGTGCCATACTTTTGAGAAATTGCCTTCTCTAGTTTGGCTATGTATTCTTGGTTGTCATTCATCCCAACATATATCCACTAAAAAAATTAAATCTTGTAGTTGCCGGGGTGGAGCCTACCTCAATCCTGGCAGTTCCCGACTTAACAAAAGCTTGAAAGTCTATTTGATCACTGGCAGCCAAGGAGAGAATCACAGAGCCACCTACTGTCCAGTAGTCCACAGTCTGGTTATCTACTTCATAAATCCCTACACGATAATTCTTTGACTGAGTTATGTTGCGGAACTGTCCCCATGGATATTGTGTTGATGAACTATCAATACTATCGATTCGCAGGTTCGCTGTGAATATGTATGTCCCAGTTCGCGGGGCCGTGAATGTATAGCTTGCAAAATCAGCATTGTTATCAAAATCAGCAGTATCAAACTGTACCGTAGTCCAGGTATCTGCACTCAGAGTTTGGTCCGTGCCGAGATAGTATAAGAAGCCAGGCTGCGAGGGGGCGCGGAAAATCCCTTTTACAACCAGTGAATCGATCTTTTTCAGGTATGCCTGAAGAAATGCTACTAGGCTGTTTCTAGTTTGTAACTCTGGGAAGCTCACTGTTTGACTATCTCCGTTGATAATGCAAAGATTCCCAACGACGTAAGGGTGCCAATTCCAAAACCTAGTGCAACCATAAAAGGCTCACTTCCAGGCTTGGTCTTGGTTACCAGATCATATAGCCTCTCATTCTCTGTCGTCTTTAGAATCATCATAGCCTCGTACTTGTCGGTCCATGAGGCAATCTCAATATCTTTATAAGACAGAAGCAGCTCATAGTTGTCTTTCTGGATCTGGAGTTCGTATTCTAGGCGCAGATCACATTCAACGTCCTCGTACTTCTTCTCTGTAAGGATCTTGGCGGCTGCGTCCAATGAAAGGAGTACTCCCTCAAACGGCACAGTGTCTCCTGCTTCAACTGGCAGGACCACATAATCTGGAAATGTCTCTACCTCTTCGGCCATCGCCACAGCAGGTGCTGCAACCCAAAGAGCAAGATAGACTGCTAATAATTTTTTAACCATTTTTTATCCCAAACGCTTCAGCTAGTTCTCTAGCAAGCTTTTCAGGATTATTATAGCTTTCATCTACGATTCTTTTAAGTTCTGCTTCTTTTTCTTTGTCAAGCGATTCGCCGCGTTTCTTAAATTCTTCTTCGATTTCGGTTCGTCGCTTGAGGTGTTCTTGTATTCGTGCATTCTTTTCCGCTATTTCGGTGTTGTGAATGTGTGCAAGAGTTTCCATCTCTTGGTCGTGCTGGTCTCGCTTGGCGTCCAGCAGATCCACCACCGCTGCTAGCACTCCAGCATTCTTGGTCAGCATGGCTACTAAGCCTGCAATAATAAAAAGCAGCCCTAGCGCAATTGCCCACCAAAACTTCTTAGCCCATAGCCAAACCTTTTTGGATAAAGTTCGTAGGCGCAATAAAGTTATCATTCCAGCCCCTTCAGGCGTGCCACTGTATCCACTACAGTCTGACCGCCAATATATACACAGGTGATTATGACCCAATCGCTGGATGCCAAATCGGCGAACATCAACAGGCACGTAGCTGTTCCCCAGGCCATTAGTTTTCGGGAAATAAGCTTATTCAACCCTTTATCAATAATATGTTTCATCACTACCTTCCTCTCTCACTAATTAGCCCCAGGAGCAATGTATGTCGAAACAAGTTAGACTTAAGTTTAAAAAATTACTAAAAAAGGCCGAGTTTGTACATGCAGATTTAGAATACCACGAAGAATTGCTCCCGGAGGCAAAGCAAGAATTTATGGCGCATGTGAATGAAATTTTCCAGGCGCTACCTCTTGACGAGAAAAAGAAAATCAATGAACAACGTGAAAAGAGCCTGAGGGAGGAAACGGAAAGGCTTGAACGAGAAGCCGAGGAATCTCAGGAGGGGGATAAAGAAGAAGCAGAAGAGGAAGAAATTTCCCACACGCCAGATAAAGGCGATGAGTTGGACGACCTTCCAGAAATAGAAAACCCCGATGTTAGTCCGGTCAAGGGTTCCGAGTTAAAAAAGCTCTATTACAAAGTGGCCGACAAAACTCATCCTGACAAGGTGATAGCCAGAGGCGCCTCGGAGACTGAAGCCAAGCGTCTAGAGAAAATGTTCATGTCGGCTCAGGCAGCCTATAAAAATGCTAACTGGTATCTCTTATACTCGCTGGCGATGGATCTGGATATTGAGGTCGCGGATCCCACCAAAGAAACTCTTCGGTGGTTAGAAGAAGACATCAAAGGAACAATGAGTAAAATCTCTAACGTGGCGGGGCTAATCATATGGGCATGGTATGTTGGAAGCGATACCGTGAAGGATCAAGCTCTCAAAAGCTATTTCCTACAGGCTTATGATTACAAGCTTGAAAGCACCTCTATTGACTAACCGAAGCGAAGCCTTTAACCTTATCAATAGTAATTTCCATATCCACAATATCTTTGAGGGAGTCTAGGTGAGAAATAAGAATAACTGTCTTAAAGTACATCTTGATTAGCTGAAGCATACGAATAAAGCCTTCCATATTCTCCGCGTCCAGGGCAGTTCCGGGTTCGTCTAGAATAAAGATGTTACCCTTAGGTAGCGAAGATATGGACAACAGTGCAAGGCGAATGCCCATAGAGGCTATCGTCTTTTCTGCACCAGAGCCCATCTCAATGGGGCGAGCTTCGTGCTTGGGGTGCTTAAGCAAGACATTCAGTTTCCTGCCGTCTTCTTGGAAAAATACTTCAAACTCTACAAGATTTGATAAGACCTTAGCAATCTCCGCATTAATGACGGGGAGTCTCTTTTTGATAATGTCGTAAGCAATACCGTTTGAATGCATGCATCGCATAAACAAATCATAAGCCGCATACTCAGCACGAATATCTAGAACTTCCTGCTCTTTCTCCTTGAGGTCTGTGAGTTTTTGTTCAAGAGAGCCCAGAAGGCGATTGGAGCGATTAAGAGTTTCGTCACCTTTTTCAATAGCCTTCTTGGTCTTACCAATGGTTGCACTGACCTGATCACGGGAGTTTAAGAGCTTTTCAATATTCTGAATGAGTTCTTTCTTCTCTTCGTAGAGGTCTATCTTTTCTTGGGTTGCGGCTAGGTCAGTCTTAAGATTCTTAATCTTTCCGTAGAGAACCTCAATAGAAACCTTGTTGTCCCTCTTTTCAAGTTCCACATTATTCTTTTTAACTATGGTCTCGTTGTATCGGTTGATTAGTTCAATCATTTCAACTGTATCAACAGAAGCAATCTTGGTTTTATATGTCTTGGCGTCCTCAATCTCGGTGATGATGTCCATCTCTAACGAGGGCAACTCAACGGTGGCCAAGTGGGCATCACTAATAAAACGACAGGTAGGATAGTTATCTCCGCACGGAACCTCGTCTAAGAGTCGGAGCTTCTTACTCATTGACTTATATTCGGTGTCCATGACTCGGGCACGATTTACTGTGTCATCATACTTCTGCTTAAACTCGTCATACTCTTTCTTTTGTGAAAGAAGATCTTCAATATCCATTCCCATCAAAAATTCATCATACTCTGTGAGCTGGGCTTCAAACTCTGCATTCTCATCCTTCAGTTCGCTGATGTTGGTATAGGAGTTTTGTATTTTCTTTTCTAGTGTATTACGGCTTTCAACCATCTTTTTGATATCTAGGCGCTCTGCGGGTATAGAATCAATCTTTGCTGTAAGGGTGGCATATTCTTCTTCTGATGTCTGTAGCTTTTGTCGGAGGACGTCGGTCGCTTTTGTCTCGCTTGCTAGCTCGGCAGTAGCTTCATCTAGCTGAACCTCTGCAACAGCGATGTCAATCTTGTAGTCTGTCTCTCCGAGGCGTCGTAGGACGCCCTTTAAGTCCGAAGAATCTTCTTTTGCAAGATTAAACTTTTTCTCAAAGATGTCTAAATCTAAGAACTTAGCTAAGATTTCCTTGCGCTTTGTAGAACCTTCCTTGATGAAGGACAAACT